TATAACGTAGTAAAGAAAAGGTTGAGCCAATTGGAGAGATTATTATATTAAATATCCTCTCACAATTTCGTTTGATGATTGTTAATAAAAAAAATGAATTAAATTTATTATTTAAAATAAGAAGTATTAAATAATAAATAATAGTGTTCAATCTAAAATGGAAGAATATTGTTCAGAAAATAATGTATCTTGTAAAAATGAATTTACAAATATTATTTTAGATGAAGAACTAAAAAAATTAGTATACAAAGAAATGATTATAGCACAAGACTTAAAAAGTCCATTTTATTTAAGTAAGCTTAGAAGTTATGAAAATTATCACAACAATTTGAAAGAACATTTTATTAGATTTTATGGAAAAAAACCAACTCAAACAGACAATTTAGCTTTTATGTTATTATTAACTTATCCAAAGGTATATATAGAAAGGTTTAATAATTTTACAGACTTAAAATTAGCGTTTAATAATAGGCTAGAAGAAAGTGATTTTGAATCAAGTGGTTTTACAATATATCAAGGATTTGGTGAAGCAAATTGTATATGTAATGAAGATATTATGAATGTTCATATTTTTAGAAATAAATATTCTGGTATGAATATTCAACTAGGAAGTGTATGTAATAGTAGATATGGTCTTATAAGTAAGAATAACCCAGCCTTTAAATCTACATGTAAAAAAATTAACGAACATAGAGAAAAAGAAAAAGAACGAAAAGAAGGAAAACCAGAAGGATTTTATGAAAATGAAAGACAACTTAAAAAACAAGAAAAAGAAGAAACAAAATTTAAAGGATTAGAAGAAAAAGAAAAAAAGAAAATGGAAAAAGAAGTAAATAAATTAAATAAAACTCAAAATGATTCTGTTAAAATTAAAAACTGTATATTTTGTAATAAAGAAGGAATTCATAAGACTTATGAAGTTGGAATATGTTCAGCGTGCGTTCCTTGTAAAATTAAATTAAATCACAAAAATATAAATTATTCTATTAAAAATATTTCAATTTATAATAAATGTATTTGTTGTGAGACTGGCTTTGTAAATGTTAAAAATGATTCAAAAGAATTATGTAATAATTGTAAATCAATATGGTCGTTAGAAAGATGTAAAATGTGTCCTGAAAAATTTATTAAACATAAAGAAATTAATGATTTATATTGTCTCGACTGTGATGATAAGATAATTTCTTGTACAGATTGTAACAAAAAAATTTTAAAACCTTCTGAGAGATGTAAAGATTGCCAACGTAGATTTACAAATAATTTGTGTGTAATTAAATGTCAAGAATGTGATGAAGAGGTAGAAATTAATAAATATGATAAAAAATTTAAAAAACATTGTAACGATTGTTATAAAAGTAATTTACAATATGTAGACTGTATCTCGTGTAATATACCATTTAAACGTCTTATAAGAGACACATGGAGAAAATCTTGCTCTGATTGTTATTATAAATCAAAATAATATACAAATTTAATTTTTATATTATTTTCGAAATCATCATTTTACCATTTAGCTGTTTTTTTTACACTAATCTTTGGCCCAGCTCCTCTTTTCTTGTTTTTTGTAGGATCATATTGCTCTTCTTCATCTTCATCTTTCATTCCTTTTGATAATTCCCAGAATTCTTTTGAACCTAATCTAAAATCACCATGATTATCGGCTTTATACCAAAACACTTGGTCATGTAATTTGTTTGATTTTGAATTGTTATTAATTACCAAGCATTCATAATTTTCAGTACATTGATCCATCACTTGACAAAAGCTCTCAAATGTTGGAAACATACCAGCATAGTTTTCATAAATGCGCTTCCTGTTCGCAATGTAATTTTCTCTCAAAATAAAAACATAATCTATATTTGTTCTCAGTGTGGGAGGAATACCAAGAGGATACTGCATAGTAATGACCAACATTACTTTCCAATGTCTCCCGTTCATAAATAATAATCGCATCATTTTATCGCGAGTCCATGTAGCATCATACAAACAATCATCCAAAATTACGAATGCTCTGGGATCAATAGTAGTCCGTTTATATGTTTCCATTTCATGTTTAATTTGTTTTAAAACTGTGCGTTGTCTTTTTAAAACATTTTCAATAATAGCTGTATTATATTCGTTATGTACGAATAATCTTGGCACCATTTTACTATAGAATCCGTTACCTTCTTCTGTTCCAGAAATAACTGTCCCAATTGGAATTTCTTGTTGATAAAAAAGCAGGTCTCTTACCAAGAAGGATTTACCGGTATCTCTCTTTCCAATCAAAACTACAACCGGTCCCTTATTTTCATTTGGTTTGAAGCTAATACTTTTCATATCAAATTTCTTTAGTTCTAAGGTCATTATTATAAAAGATAGAAATTAAAAAATGAATCATTATACGCAATAAGAGAGAAAAATTCATAAAATATTAGCATTTATAATAAGTTAAAAACACATTTAATTTATATATTAATTAGCTAAAGAATGATAAACGTGAACTATCAAAAGAGGAAAAACCTTGAACTTTTTAAATGTTTAGAGAAACCTGAAACTCTTTTTCTCTCAAATGCGAAAAACTATATACCTATTTATAATAAATTTTTTACCTTAAATGATAGTAATTATAACAGTATTAATTTAAATAACAAATGGTATATTTCAAATGTTAACGATGGAGGCGACGATGATTTTCATTTATTTAATTGTAGACTTAAGAATGTAACAAATAACAAAGTAAAAGATAAAGAAGTTTTCTTTAAAATGGCACCTTTATTGGACCCATTCAAATATTTAATTGGTAAATATAATATGCTTGATAAAAAATTATTTACCTTACCACAAATAAATTCAACTGATGTTGATTGCCATTCAAAGTTTATTGACCAAAATAATTCAGCATATGTTGACGGTATGTTTTTATTTTTATCAAGTAATTTAATTTATACACATGGGTTTACACACGGAGTTGATTATTATGGGTCATTTTTAGGCATTAAAAATGATTTTATTTTAAATGTATTTGACGATATTGATTATTTAAATGGCTCTGAATATTTTAATAAAAATAAAAATGTATTATTTAAAATTGATGATTATGAACATTTATTCCAAGATGAAAATCAAAAACTAAAACCTATTACAATTCAGCATAATTCTAGTGCTAAATCGCAACTATCAATTAAATCTTTTGATAATGAAATGTTTGATGATGTGTTTGATGAAAATATTTCTGACTTATCATCTGATTTAATTGATTTAACAAATGCTGATCTTTTGGAAGAAAAAGAAACTAATCAAAATGTTACATTAAAGTCTAACTCATCATGTTCATCTCGTTCCTCGTATACTGATAATGAAGAAGACCGTGATGATGATGATGAAGAACACGATGATTGTCACGATTCTGAACATGAACATGAACATGAAGATGAAGATGAAGATGAAGATTTGGAGGAAAAAGATGAAAAAAAAGATACTGATGATGACGACTATGATGAAGATGAAGAGAGAATAGATGTAACTATTCCAAAATTCCCAGTTCAAGTTATTGGAATGGAATTTTGCGAAAACACATTTGACGATTTAATTTTAAATAGTGATTTATCAAAAGAAGAATGGTATTCAGCATTAATGCAGATTATTATGATTTTAATTACATATCAAAAAGCATTTAACTTCACACATAATGATTTACATACAAATAATGTTATGTATAACGAGACTGATAAAAAGTTCATTTATTATTGTTATAAAAAGAAGCACTATAAGGTACCCACATTTGGTCGTATATTTAAAATTATCGATTTTGGAAGAAGTATATATAAATTTGATGGGAAACTTTTCTGTAGCGATAGTTTTCAAGTAGGTGGGGATGCTGCTACCCAATATAATACCGAACCCTACTTAACTGAGAAAAAACCTAGATTAGAACCAAATTATAGCTTTGATTTATGTCGTCTTGCTTGTTCAATATTTGATTATGTAGTTGAAGATTTTGACGAGATTAAAGATTTAAATAAATGCGATGATCCTGTTAAACGTTTAATAGTTGAATGGTGTTTGGACGATAAAGGAGTAAATATGTTATATAAAGGAAATGGAGTAGATAGATACCCTGACTTTAAATTATATAAAATGATAGCAAGATGTGTTCATAATCATACACCTCAAGCACAATTAGAGAGACCAGAATTTAACGCATATTCTAGTTTTAAAGGGGAAGTACCTACAGATGTAATTGATATTGATAAAATTCCATCTTATATTTAAGAAAACAATAATACTTTGGTAAAAGTTAATAATATAATTTATTTCATATATTATGAACGATTTTGGGTTTATTATTACAAGACATGTAAATTCTGAAAATACTAATAGATATTGGAACCATTCTATAAAATTATTACAAATTTTTTATCCAACTAAAAAAATTGTTATAATTGATGATAACAGTGATACTAATTTTTTAAAAGCAGATTGTGAATATAGTAACCTAGAAATAATACAATCAGAATTTCCAGGTCGAGGTGAACTTTTACCATATTATTACTTTATTAAAAATAAATTTTTTGAAAATGCAATAATATTACATGATAGCATATTTTTTCATAAAAGAATCAATTTTGAAGTATTAAATGGTACAAGTGTATTACCATTATGGCATTTCGAATCAGATAATGAAAATGAATCAAATACATTAAAACTTATAGAAAATTTAAAAAATAAACGTAATATTGACACTAAATTAAAACACAATGCTTCGAGTATGTTCAGTATTATGCTTGATAATAAATGGTATGGCTGTTTTGGTTGTCAATCATATATAAATCATAATTTTCTTTTACGTATAGAAAATAAATATAACATATCATCATTAACACAAGTTGTACAAAATAGAGCTGACAGATGCTGCTTAGAGAGAATTATGGGTTGTATATTTTGTACAGAGTACCCTAAACTAAACACTATAAAATCAATGTTAGGTAGCATATGGAAGTTTCCTCTTGTAGGAAAATATAATTTTGTTATGTATGACACTGACTTAAAAAAAGGCACTATTAAAAGAGCTGTTATAAAGGTTTGGACAGGGCGCTGACACTACATGAATGTAGGGAAAATCGCGAATTTCTGAAAAAGGTCGCTTAAAAAGGTCCCTTCATATGTAGTATCGATATTTAAAATTTTTCGAGTAAAGTTTTTTTGAAAAGTGAAAATTGGACATTTATAAATGTCCAAAAATGAAAACCTTGGATATTTTATGTAAAAAATATAATTCTGAGACCATAATTAAAATTTAGCGTCTGAGTACCAAAAAAATAATTATAAAATTGTGATTGTAATTTTTATAATTATTTTATTAAAAAGTATTTAGAGTTTTTTTCTGTGGCTAATTTAAGAGAGAATGGCAACAAAAAAAACGAA